CAATTACGGTATTTGTATTTACCGAAACTATTATATTGATTTTTTGGTGCTTTCAGTCTCCCCTGAATATCCACCAGTTTTTCATATATATTCATGAGGCAAATATATAAATTCCAACTGACATTACAAAATAATATCGAAATTATTAAAATTATCTTTGTATTTACCTTCTTTAGACAAGGCGTATCCTAACTGTCCAGTATTCTTTAATATAAAAAATCCTCTACACGATTCGTTCCATACAGCAAAATAGTCAACCTCTTCCAAAGAGTAACCACCTCTACTTTTATTACCATGTCTTATTGTTGTGTGGTCTCCTGCGCCAGTAAAGTATTTTACTTGAAGTTTAAAGAACTTGTTATTCTTTTCTAAAATGCAGTCATAGGCGGAGGCATCTAATAGTGGCATAGATACGTTAAATCCGTTTTCTATTGCCATAGTGGCAAACTTGTATTCAGCAAAGCAACCCTTCTGATTTATGTCCATGCGACTAATATACAAAAAAAAGTGGCAACCTAAAAAAGCTACCACTTCTATGAAACAAAATAAAAAACAAATGAAAACAGGATTAACCTGACACAAAACAAATATACCCTATTAAATTCATAAAGGGGTATTAAATTCACAGAAGTTATTAACGACCTTGCCCTCTGTATTTTTTCTTGTAACCACTTTGACCTACTGACGCATTCTTTGAGTGTACATTAGGTCTTTTACTCCTAGATTCTGGAGTATATGCGTTAATTATCTTTTTCGCCATTCTTTTTACTTTTTTCCCAAGTTCTTCCAACAAAGTACGCACCATATACGGTAATGAGCAATGTTTGAAAAATAGGGATATATTCTTTTTGTATGCTAAACTCTCCAATGTTTCCATCGGTAAATGCCAATAAGGTAAACATAACCGTAAGAAAGACCAGAGTAAGCGGTCTAATATTTTTTGACAGCCAGCTATCGCTTTGCATATCATACTTCCAACGCTCTGTAACTTGTTGTTGTGCATCTTTATCAGCTTCTTCTAATAGTTCTTGTATCTTTTGCTTGGCTTGTAGGCGCTCTTCATCAGTAGTAGTTAGTTTATCTATAACGCCACCAATATCCTTTATTAAACCGCCTGTAATTAGTTGTAGTAGTTTTTTCATTAGTAAGTCCAGATTACATTTTCATCCTTGTCAGGGTCTATATCTATATGTATAAAGTTATCTCCAATACCAATTCGATTTATACCAACCTCAAATAGGGCGCTTATCAACTTAAAACGCATCCTTGAATGGCGAATAGCTATATCAACAGCTAAACCCTTTAGATGGCTGCTGGATTCAACACCGCCAGCAGATTCGTTGTGAGCAGGTGTTCTGAAACCAGAAGTTATAATTATTGGCTCTCCAACAATCTCTCTTATCTTATCTAGTTTCTTTAACAACTGTTTATTCATCATTTGACCGCTACCTTGCACATCAGGGCTGTCAAACTCTTCATAGTTAAAGTATTTTAACATAAACCGCAGTTAAAGCAAATAATACAATTATTCATCTTTCTTCTTTTTTTTCAACTCGTACCACTTTTGGGCTGTATAGCCAATCGTAACCAACAATAAAATTATTTTAAGGCTATCTTCTAATATATCCATTGTACTAACTGTAATAGCTGATAAGTTGATTAGATAAAGTTTAAACGAGTTAAAGTCCATAATTAAAAATTTCTACCTGCAAAGGTGTGTACACCGTTACCTTCGGGTTCTACTTCATAAGTTTTCCAACCATAAGGGCTTTCATCTAAACCATCCCAAAGCACATCAATAGAATATTTATCAGATTGTATACCTTCTGCTTCTATTTCACCATCAGCATCAAATGTAGGTTGCTCAATATATAGATAACCTAGCTTTACAATAGTGTGGTTATCCTCTAAATAGCTTTCGCCTGATAATTCATCTTCAATGTGTGGTAAATCGGCAATCTTTTCTTCTGCCTGTTCTTGTGTGTTAAACTCGTATTTCTTGAATAGTCTCATTATTTATTTATTAACTTGTTAATGCAATTAGTTCGCTGTCTGATAGTACTGTATCAAAGTACTTTACTTCGTAAATCTTACCTTGCCATTTATTACCACCGTCTTTGTTAGAAAACTTGAAACTTTCTAAAGTAGTTGAAGGGGTATATGGTGCAGTTGCGACATTTACAGAACCCCCATTTTTAGATGACCTTATTTGAGTACCCGTATAAGCAAAAGCAAATTTAACCCTTTGCCCTGCTTGTACATTACCCCTATAAGAATAATAAACACCTGCAGAAGAAACGGTAATAATTCTCCATTGACCGCCATAATTATCGAACAGTATCCTATCAGTTGATGCGTTTTGGTCGCTTAATACAATACGTTCAAAGCTACCTGTTGAAGATACTCTTGGCACTTCTACATCAACAAACAATGTACCCTCGCTTGTGTTTAGTGTGTCTTGTAGTCCACTATTTATATAGCAAAAATCTTCTGTCCTTGTAACTGATGAACCGCTTGTTGGTATATAGCTTGTTGCGTAGCTTCCTGCTTCAAGTTGTGCACCCCATATATAGATATTGCCATTACCATCCCCTGTATATTGCACCATACCTAAGCTCTTGGTATTTCCTGTGGCTGCATTAGCTAAATTTACTCTAAATGTGTTTGGAGCAGTTGATAACTGTGCTATAATTGTACATCTATACCACCCATTACCAAAATCTTCTATTTTAGCATCAGTAAGAGTTGCTGTGCCATTTATAATTGTTTCGCCAAGTGTACCATTTTCTAAATCAAAAACCTTACTTGCTGCAAAAGAATTGCTTGTGCTAAGTAGTAACAACTGTATATATTTTTGTGTTCCTTTTTTAACAAAAATACTTAAAGCATAATCTGTTGCTGATGAAGCTGTGATGGTTTTGCTTAATCTGTGATAGCCAAAATTACTATTAGCTTCTTGAAGTTTTGTAGCATTTAACGAACCATCAAGCGATATTGCAGAATCGGCAGTATCAGTAGTTTCACTTCCTGTGTTTGCCCATTGAGTAAAATCTTCTGAATAAGTGAGTAAATTAGTCCTACTAGGCTCTAACAACAAATAACCATCGTTACCATCAAACTCTACTCTTGGTCTGTTGGGTTCTACGTTTTCAATAAGACCTGCTTTATTTACCCTTGTTGCTGTGCTTGCCCTATCGGCATCAAACTGAATAGGTTTAAAGTTGCCATTTTCATCATTGTAAGCTAACAACTTATCTACCTTTGTAGCCCAATTATTATCTGTTCCTAATTTAAGTTTTGTTGCCATATTATTCTATTGTATATAATAATGCTTTCGCCATTTGCCCAAAGCTGTCATAGCTTGTTATTGTTTCTAGTTCGCTGTTTGATAGTGCTTCGTTAAATAAGATAAATTGGTCGCAACTATTTCTTTTTCCTGTATCTGTATTATCTCTTAATTGACCGATAAGTACGCTGTCAGGTGTATCTGCACCTATGTATGGTACAGAAGTTAAACTTGTACTATCAAGCACCTCTGTTCCGTTTATATATATTTTAGTAGCAGTTGCAGATATAAAGCATATAGCTATCTTGTATGTAGTGTCTTTATCACTTGTAAACGATACAAAAACACTATTGTCGCTATCATTTCTTCTTCTTAATGTTAATTGACTTGTACTATAAAAGTTTAATCCAAAATAACAGTTAAATGTGCCTGTTGCAGCAAGAGAAAATGGTACTTGTGATGTAAACCCACTACTGTCATAATCATCAATCCTTCCTTGCCAAAATGCAGTAAAAGGGTAATCAGTAGGCATATCAGCAAAGTTTATTTTTTTACAAGTGTCTGCTGTCCTTGTAACTGATGAACCACTTGTTGGTATGTAGGATGTTGCATAGCTTCCTGCTTCGACTTGCGCACCCCAATAATACGCACTTCCCGAACTTCCATATCCCTGTGATGGATATGCATATACTATTGCACTCGTTCCGTTAGCAGTAAATTTACAACTTACCCTATACCAATCATTAGGATAATTTTCAACCTTTAAATTGGTTAAATTTGCATCTGATGCACTTAATGTTTCTGTGCTAAATTCAAAGTCTAAATTACTTGCATTTGCACCCCTGTAAAGTTCAAATCTTATATTATCAGTAGTGGTGTGTTTTTTTACAAAGCAACTAAACGAATAAACAGTTCCATTTGAAACCCCATAAACAAAGCTTCTTCTCCAATTATTCGCACTTGAAGTTAAAAGGTCTGCGGTTTGTGCGCCTGTTGGTGCTATTGTATCATTAGCTGTTACCGTAACTCCTGTGTCTCCCCATAAATTAAATTCTTCTGACCTTGTTATTACATTAGTCCTTGAAGGCTCTAAAAGTAAGAAAGGGTCAGGCTGTACTACTCCGTCTATAAAGTTTCTGCTTAACCTTGCTTGGTTTGCTGCTGTACTTTCTATAAGCCCATCAGAGTTTACTCTTGTAGCATCTGCATCTGCTGATACTGTAAAATCGCCATCTCCATTAGCAGGTAGGACTGAATAGAGTTTAGCACCACTTGCTTTGTAACCGCTTGGTATCTGTACTAAAGTTGCTTTATCGTATATGCTCATTGTTTTACTGTGTTATGAAGGGTGTCTACTAAACTCTCTTGTGCTTCAATAGTACCGCTATCGTCTAATACTCTTTTTCTATAATCATTTGCTTCACCTACAATATTTATAAAAGGATATTCTCCAACCCAACTACTTTTGTAGACTTTGCCGAAACCTATCGCATTTATTATCTTTCCCCAACCTGTTGCCATTTCTTTCTTTGTTTAAATAATACTTTAACTTTATTTCGTTATCCTTCTTTGGTTTGTACTTACTTACAGCATCCATCCGTTAAATAAAGCGTTTTTATCAGGATATATCTCCTCGTTAGAATTACTATAATATTCTGGGAATTTACTTGGCGCATTGAAACTTAAATAGTCAATTAACCTTTGAGTATAATACTCTGCATAATCCCTCTCCTTTGCTATAAGCGAATCAATCTCTTGCTTGTCTACAATAGTACTGTTTTCAGAACTGTGCTTAAATACACCTCCATTAGCAATAGTATAAGACGCAAACGGAAGGTACTCAACCATAGCATAATGAATAAGCATGGGTTGTATATAGTCGTTTACTAGCGCCAAATAATCTCCTTCAAGAGAACTGGCAATAATATCTGCACTAATCTTATCATACAGGTCGCTTCCTAAATAGTTTTGAATGTGTATCTCTTGTGCAATCTTAATGAACTGAATAAATTTATCAGTATCAATCGAACCGCTTAATGCAGTATTCTTGATAAGGTCGCTTCTCTTTATAAATATTGCTGTTGCCATTATTCTACATCTTCAATTTGTTCTTCTACCTTTTCTTTGACTTCTTCCTCTATATCCTTTTTAACGCCTGTTTCCTTCTCTATCTCGGCTTCGCTGATAGCATTAGTCAAGTCAGTAAATTCAAGCGGTTGTAGGGTCTTAAAATAGATGTCTAATTCAATTCCGTTGTACTCAAGTATCTTCTCAAGTTCATCAAGAATAGTAACTTGCATTGGTCTGATTACGGTGTTATCCATAAGTACAGATGCAGTCTGTAATTCCTCCGCATTATTACCTAAACCAGATGTGTCCTTAATGCCGACAAGCATAGGTGATACGATACGGTGTGATACCATTACTTTACGCATGCTTTCGTCAGATAAGAACTGATACTGCTGGTGTGCATCTGATAACTGTACTGGCTCAATAGTAGCTGCTAACTCCTTACTATCGTTAAACGCCAAAATAAATCTACCTGCGTTAGAACTACCACTAAATTTATTGATAATGCTATTCTCTATGGCATCTCTCTGTTCTGCATCTGGCGTACCATTGTTAAAGTTGATAAGCATAGATGGACTTAATCCATTCTGAATATTATTGATGTGATAGTTTGCAATCTCTTCTTCTAACTCTGCATACTGTAATCCTCCCTGATAGTCTACTGGCGAATAGTATTTATACCCAGCACGATATGGCTTTATGTAAAGTATCTCAATAGCAGCATTAGAGAATCCAAATGCAGGTATTCTAGTTAGCTTATCTCCTGTACTTGCTGTACTCCAATCAGAATGGTAGTAATATGCCTCTATTTCGCCTTTAGAGTTACATTTCTCGGCTCTTAACGTCTCTACTGGTATATGCTCTACCTGTGCGATTTTAGAGCGGTCTTTAGTGTATATAACTTGCAACGCAGCTTGACCCATCATTTTATAATCGTGGGTAATTCGCTTAATTACATCTTTTTTAAGGAGTTCTTTCATCTCCTTATATCCAGACTCATTCTCTTTACTGTCTGTTGCATCAAGACCTCTTCCATATATCATTTCAGAAATGCCATTGATTGCAGCATTGTTTGTTGGACTTCCGTTGTACCTGTCTATCAGGTAGGTGAAATAGTCATTGTCCTCACCATAAGCAACGAAA